ACTGTTTGATTTTTCCTCTGAGTGTATCAATGTTACCTTCCTCTGAGCCATTGATTATAATATAATCTGCGCCAATTTCATGACACAGAGCTTTGGCTACGGTAGTCTTACCTAAGCCGGCAGTTCCGGCAAACATCATGTTTTGAAGTTCGCCGGAATCTACCATTTTCTGAAACGTGTCCTTTAATGACTTAGGCAAAATTGTTTCAGAAATAGTTTGTGGTCGATATTTCTCGACCCATAAAAAATCGTTCATTCACATACTCCATAATATAATGATTGCATTATACAGCAATCGGTGCTAGTTGTAAACTAGTCTTCACTTTCGGCAGCTTCTTCTTCTGCACGATTTTCACATAGTGAAATGATTTGAATGCATTGATCTCGAAGAGTACCGATTGAAGTAAGTTCTTCTCCTCGGAATCCACCGCGTTGAACGATAGCATCAATTACTGCAACTGTACTACGGCTTGAACGGCCTGCAAGATCATAAATTTGGTTATCTGACATTATATTCTCCTATTGATATGTCGATGTTTTTTCAAGTGCAACCCAATACTTCATATCGCTTTCAGCCGAAGTAAGAGTAAATTGTGAAATTAATTTAGATGAGATAGCAACCGAATAATTGCCAGGAATCATCTGTAGGTTTTTAATATTAAGAATGAAGTTGTAATCACCGGTCGATTGACCAGGTACATCAATGGAGTATGTATTAGATGTAGGGTTATCGATATTGATTACAGTGAGTTTAATCACACCTTCACCATTCGTAATAGATAGTTGATCATGCCCAAGAGCAGATGCAGCTCGTTTGATACGATTAAACGTATCTTGATCTAAATCAAACTGTACTTCAGGATCAGGCATAGAAATTGGTTTTGTCGGTGACGTAAGCATTTCTATATCTGACAAAAAGTATTTTATTTTAGAACGACCAGAAGAATCACTGATAGTCATGTGCTTATCTTCGAGTTGAATATTTGATGTATCAAATAGATTGATTACAGACAAAAATTCAGATAAATCGTAGATACCAACTTCACGATCAAATGTTTCTGGTACAGTAGCCTGAGCTAAAACATTCTTGGCTTCAGACATAGTCATAATAGAATTACCTGGTCGAATAACCAGATTGGGATTGATGCCAGAATAGTTTTTCAATAAATTCATAGTAAATGTGGACAATTCCATATTAGCTTCCTTTTAGCTTACTAAAGTTTTTCTCTTTGTGAAATTCCAATTTGCTTTGGAACTTACCATCAAGAATATCACCTTTATGACTAATCACAAAGATATTCGTATCATCATCAAGCGTATGAATAATTTTCATTAAATTATCTACGCCTTCATAGTCTAGCGATGAATCAAACGTTTCGTCAAGTATCAATAAATTAGTTGATACAGAGTTTTTCATTTTGGCGATATGTCGCCATGTAAAGAGTAATGCCAAATCAATACGCTGCTTTTCACCTTCAGAAAAAGAATCGTAAGAGAAGTTATCTCTATGCCTTGATCTAATTGTTTCTGAGAATGATTCGTCTAAATTAAATGAGACGAAGAAGTCAAGCACTTGTAAATATTGGTTGACGAGTTTATTTATAACCGGTAAATACTGCTTTATGATTTTTGTCTTAATACCAGTATCCTTAAGCATTTCAAGTATAATAGTATTATACGACAAAGATTCGTTTAAGTACAATCTTTTTTCGAATAAATCATCTTTTAATTTTTTAAGAGTCTCTAGCTCTTCACGCGATTTACTTAAATCTCCACTAGATCCCCGAATCTGTTCGATCGAACTATTGATAGATTTAATTTGTTCTTGTAACCGACCAATCGCTTTGTTGTTAGAAGTAATAATAGAGGTTTTATCTCTAATTTCGCCTGCGGTATCTGTGAGCCTTTCAATAGCTGATTCCACAATAACCGACTTTTCACTGACATCACGTACGGCACTATTGAGTTCTGTAGCTTTTTCTTTAGCGGTTGCCAACTTAGAGTCTCTAACTTCCGAACCAATATCTTGGGTACATGTGGGGCATGTATCATTTTCTTCGTAGAACTTTGTTTCTTTGACCAGTGTTTTGATTTTTTGATTGAACTCGGCTTGGTAGTGTAAGAGACTTTGCCGTTTGTCGTGGTTTTCTTTGAGGCTTTCTTGCAAGCCATCTGACCTTTCTTCGATCTCAGCTGATAATGAAACATTTTCACATTGAAGGGTATTAATTTCTTCTTGTGCATTGCTGATGTCTGCTTCTTTACTATTGATTTGCTCAACTGATAAGGCCTCCACTTCTTTGATGTATTTATTCTGGAGATCTAGTTTTTCTTTATTTAGTTCTGCATCATAGTCGACACTCTTAAGATCGTCTTTTAAAATACTATTTTTCTCTTTTAATATCTGGTTCATTTTAGAAAAAACATTAATGTCCAGAAGATCCTCGATAACATCTCGCCTATGCTGAGCCGGGAGCTGCATGAAGGGAATAAAGGAGGATGATCCAAGCACAACAATTTGGTGAAAGCTTTTGTGATTAAGCTTGATAATGTTTTGCTCGAGAATCTTCTGGTACTCTTTGGCATGCGACGATTGGTTTATCATCGAGCCGTCTTTCCAAATCTCAAATTTATTTGGCTTGATGCCACGTACTACTTTAAGATTTGAACCTGATACAGTAAACTCAATCTCGACTACGCAATCTTTATTATTGATTGTATTAACGAGTTGTGGTTTACTAATATTTCTGTGTGCTTTGCCAAACAAAGCAAATGCCAATGCATCAAGCATTGTTGACTTACCAGCGCCGTTATGCCCAACTACAAGTGTAGTCTTAGTAGACAATAGATCAATGGTAGTCCAAGAATTACCGGTTGAAAGGAAATTCTTGTAACGAATAGTTTTAAATATAATCATGCAATTTCTAGTGACTGCGCCTCAATCATTAACTCATGCATTTTATTTTTAATAAGATCTTTATCGAGATCCGTATCAACATTATCAACATAAGTATTCAGCAGCGTAGTCGTATCCTCCAAAGATATGCCTTCGTCTTCTACACTCGAGCCAATGAACTCGCTAAAGTTCTCGGCTATTTTTAATTCATGTATTTTCTTATTCTGTATTCTATCAACAAATCGGTCAAATGTAAACTGGTTAGTTTTATTAATTACAACTATTTTTACAAATTTATTGTCTAGCTGAGATAGATCATAATCCATATAATCATGGTTGTTGTCATCATATCTGATACGATGGAACAAAGTATGAGGATTAAGAACAGGAGTAAGTTCCCTAGTATCTGTGTCAAGAATGTGAAAATACTTTTTATCATGTGCATCATTCCAGAAAAACTCCATCTGAGAACCTAAGTAATACACATTGTCCTTATGAGATTTAGTATGAAAATGGCCACTTAAAACCATTTCAAACTTATTAAACATAGAAGCATCCATTCCATGCGGACTATCCATGCCTTTAAATAGTTCAAAACCTTTTAATTCTAAATGACCACCTAATATATCGGCTTTGCAATTTTCAACAAAACTTAATGATTCGGCTTCATTTGCCGGTGATAACCACGGTAGAAGAGCCATCTTCATACCATCGTAATCCATAACTGTCGGCTTATGAACGATATTAACTTCATTCATATAATGACCTAATAGCTCTTTTAAACTATTTAAATCATTTGTATTTTTGTAGTATGTATCATGGTTACCACAAATGATATCCATAGTAATGCCATGGTCTCTTAACGGTTTAAGAAAGTGATGGCGGTTACGGTTAAGAGCACGGAAGTTGATAAACTTCCGGTTATCGTAGTAATCACCAAGATGCACAATATGCTTAATATTATGTTCCAAAAGATAAGGAAACAATACATCGCTATAAAATTTTTCTGCATTATCGAGAAATATGTCAGAACTATTGCGGATACCACAGTGAGTGTCATTGAGAATGCATACCTTCATTCAAAAAAATCCTGTAAATCTGAATCAACTTTTATAATCCTTTTCTTTCTGCTTTTCTCTTTCTTAGCAAATTCCGTAAATTCAGTATCTTTTTCTTTTACTTTATCAATACGATCTTTGAGTGTATCGATAAATGAGTTAATAACATTATTCGCTGCGGCATCTTCTGAGTTACCAATAATATATTGTTCGATACCACTTTCAGAAAGATATTTTAGTTTGACATCTTGCTGTTTCTTTTCTTTTGCAATACGGCGAAGAAATGCATACCAACTAATCTGTGTGAAATACGCAAATGCGTTAGGATTACCGGTACGTGTAGCAGCTTCGATATTATAGTTCTCTATAGCTTTCAGGCAGTTCTCGACAGCGTCCATGACCATTTCTTCACGATATGTATAACGAATAAAGTTAGATTTATGAGATAGACCTTCAGCAATTTTTAGAAAGCAAGATGCGATATAATCAGGAATAATTGGTAATGCGTCATCAGTCTCTTTACAGTCTTTTACTTCTTTACAATATTCAACCACTGCCTGAGAAAACTCTTTATTGTTTACGTAGTGAATACTTTTTCTTTTAGTTTTAGCCATAACAAAATTTTTCCTTGATTTAATATATTCTAACACATGTCAATACTATTGTACACTGAAAAAAATATTTATTTTATGCGTTTTATGGGTTTACAAACCCGGAGAACAGTGTATAATAAAAGAGTAGCTTTTAAGGAGAGGATAGTATACTAGTGAAACTTATTCTTATCCATACCAGGAAACATTAGAATATTACCGCCTTCGCTATCATTTAAATCTAAATCCAAACCATCGAGATACTTTTTTATTTTTTGTACTCGATCTGATAGCAAGTCATTAAGATCTTCATCTTCAACGCGCTCTTGATCTTCTTTAGCATTATTTAAGATAGAAACTTTATATTGCTCTATAATTTCTGCAGAAGGTAATGCTGTAATCATAATTTGCTCAGCATTTAAACTAGAGACTTGCTCTTCTCCATACTGAAAAGAAAGATATGGTTTTATAGAATAGACTCTAACACCTTTCTGTATATGATCATATTTATCAATTTCGTAAATATGTCTTACTACAACTTCCGAAGTATTTTCATCATCCCATTGCAAAACTTCGCAAAGCACTTCAGCACCAGAAGTAAGCCTAAACTGTCTTATACGATCATTTTTCATATATCTACCTTTATCACTTTAAATTTAAACTGTTCTTTTTCATAAATCTTAACACGTTCTGCCGAATGCATCAATGTAAAATTGTTACGTTTTTTCCAATGTAAATCATCAGCTACATCATAGAGCGTAGTAGTCTGTCCATTATCTGATTTCCGTAAACCTCGCCCAATCGATTGTAGGACTTTGATTTGTGATTTCGAGGGACTTGCAAATATAATATTATGCAGGTTCCGTATGTTAATACCAGTACTGAAAGTACCAAGACTAGCGACAATGATAGCATCTTTTTGGCCTTCTACAATTTTTCTTATAGCTTCGCGATCAGATGTTGCTACTTCACCAGATACAAAGAATACTTTTCTTTCTTCTTTGCTTTTACTATTTATCATTTCAAATAAGGGTTTTCCATGAGCATCCACACGATTGAATAATACCAAAGTGTTTCCGTTAGCATCAATAGCCAAATTACAAATGAGCCTGTTACGAGCATCGTTTCCAATGATAAAATCGATTTCATCTTGATAAGTTTGTTTTCCAAAATTCTTCCTCACTTCTTCTGAATAGTTGAGTAAAAGAACCTTTATATCAAGGGGTGCTAAGGTATCATTATCTTGCAGTTCTTTCGTGGTTGTTACTTTATATGTCGGACCAAATAAACCTTCGAGTACAAGTTTATGAGTCTGCGTTCCATCTAAAGTTCCGGTTGTTCCGAATCTATATTTAGCTTCAGTAGCTTTATTCAATATAGACGATAACGACTTTGCCTTAAAATTATGGCATTCATCGCCTATTACCATTCCAAACTGTTCGAACCATTTTTTAGGTAGTTTATATATGCTCTGCCATGTACTAATTACTATAGCAGAATCTATATTTTCTTTATCCTTTCCTGAATATATCTTATGTATGCCTCTCGGATTTTGACCATATTCTTCAAAATCATTTGTCATTTGTTCTACTAACGAAGTAGTCGGTACTACAACTAAAACACGTCCAGCCTTTGGATATTGTACGCCTTCAGTAATCATTTGTAACCAATATTTGGCTAGCATATAAATAATAAAAGATTTACCTGATCCTGTAGGAGATAACAGAATTGCCCGACATTCTTCTAACGCTTTCACCGCTGCTCGGTACTGGTACTCTCTGGGCTCAAATGGTAGTTTTTCCAACTTTAGCCACTCGTCGAATTGAGTTACACGTTCCTTCTGAGCAGGTAGTCCATATCGACTTTCCTCAAGACCAACGGTGTAGTTACGTTCTCGAGCAAATTTCTGTAAATAAGCGAACAGGCCCGCGTTTAGCTCACCGGTTATGCTATTAAATAAACGGATTTTACCGTCCCATACTCTGTTCTTATATGCTGGCATAAACTTATATCCAGGAACAAAGAATGAGAAGTAATCGGAAAGCTCTTGAGCTATTCCACGATCACAATCTATGTTTAACATACTATAGTTATTAAGTTTTACCGATAAATCTTCCACTAGCCACCTGCTTCAAATTGTTTCCATCTTATAATATTACCAATTGTCTGATGTCTCCAGTTTAAACTCGTTACAATTTCAGTAAGAGTTTCAATAATAGTTTTATAGTATTGAATTTTTTCTTCTGATTTCTGAATATCAGGATCTGAGTCATAATAATAATCCATTTCACCTTTCAGAACTTTTAGTCCATCGAAAGGATCTGGGTCCCAACCAAAATTCTCAATAGCAGCTTGATCTAACTTACCATTGTAATAAAGCCATTTATTTTTTAGTAATACTTTCTGAGAAGCTTCTGCTCGTTTTAACATAAGCTTCGCGTGTGTTAATAGTTGTAAATATTTAGCGTGTAAAACCGGAGTTTGTCTTGATGTTTCGTCTAAACTAACTTTATCTATAACACATTCTATGGACCACTGGCCCAGTATTTCTTCTAAATTCATGATATATAATCCTAAGTTTATTCAATTTCAAAGTAAGAAAATCTAAAGTTCGCTGGATAAGTTATAAACGCCTCACCGCCACTCGTAGATTCGAAAGAAATGTTACCAAGACCGGTAGGTACACAGTCTATATATTTAACTTTTCGGGTTTGATTATTGTGGCTTGACAATATACTAAGAGTGATATCGCAATAAGTAGGAGGTTTTGCAACATCTCTATTGATCGGCGTTCTGTCATTTGATTCTACTAATCTGTTCACCCAATTGTACATTTCAATATAAGAATTAAGATTTTCATCTAATATAATCATAGCAGATAATTCGCCAAATGTTAGCTTATCACCGGCCATCGCTATACTACTAATTCTTTGATACGCTACATCTGCAGCTTGAACAGAAATATCGGGATGTATTACAGCTTGTGCAAAGAACTCTAAATTTGAAAAGTTCTTTCTATCTATAATTAATTTAAACGCATTAGGTTGTAATAGATTCAAGTTATTTAACCCGCTTGTGGGTGTGACATCTGAAACATTAACTTTAACGCTTGGATTTAATTCAGGCATAAATAGTCTCCATAGGTTGACTATATTTATAATACATTATGAGGAGTATTTTATGAATAACTGGATCAAATCATTTAAAATAGATGAACAACTTTGTAAAAATGTTATCAGAGTTTTTGAGCATGGTGCTGTAGAAACTTCACCCGGATTATCTTCTGATAAAGTTCAGCCTCATATAAAAGACAGCATGGATTGTTCTTTTACTAAACTTGATTTTACAAAGCTTTGGACAAAATATTTTGATTCTATTATGCCTGAAATATACAAATTCGCAGAAAAAGCGAAAGTATCTAATTTTACTTTAGAAATGGCTAATGTACAAAAATACAAGCCAGGCCAAGGATTTAAACAAGTACATTACGAAAGAGATGTGTTTATTCCATACCGCTGTTTTGTTTTTATGACTTATTTAAATGACGTTCCTAACGGCGGCACTCATTTTCCAGAACAAGATTACACTGCAGAAGCTACAATAGGAAATACCCTTATTTGGCCAGCTGAGTTTACTCATCCTCACGTCGGTCAAATAAGTGAAGAACGCACTAAATATATTATCACGGGCTGGTTTATATATGTAGATCCTTTAAATAATGGCCATGTTAAATTATCATCAATGGATGAAGAATCTCACCCGATCCCAAATTCTCATAAACAATATACGGTTATAGGGGATGTTTTTGATCAACAAAGTAATTGGGAAATAGGATACGAGAATTAAAAAAAAGGGCGCCGAAGCGCCCTTAGTTTCGATCGGTTAATCCGATTCTTATTGTAGAATGTTATCCACGCGGAAGATTCTGTAGTACTGGTTAGAACGAGCAGTACCCAAACCATTGTTCGAAATCGCACCAGGTACGAATGGATTTGCGGCCATACCGTAACGAGTTTTGAAGCCGATTTTTGGCTGGAAGTCATTCTCACCAACTGCACGTACCATAGTTAGCGGTACGTATGGGCAATAGAATACACCGGCGTCATATGGGTTAGTACCCTTATAACCTACTGTGATATAATCAGCAGTTGCATATGGATCGATGTATACTCTCATGCGACCATTGATAACACCGGCAAATGTGTTGCCTGTATCATCTACATTCAAGTTAGTTGATAATGCTGGAGCATAATCCAAAGTACCTGCAGCAGCCAAAGCTGAAGCAACGTCTGATGAACAGATGATGAAGTTACCTTTACCGCGACGTGTTTCTTTCGCGATTGTGTTAGCTTCACGATCCAACTGTACGTGCAGACCTTTGAATTTTTCTACTGACCAACGACCATCAGCATCTGTTGACAAGTCAAAGATACCGTTGATTGCTGTGTTAGCTGTACCAGCACCAGTTTTAGCTTGACCGTTAATTGTTCTGATAACTTCACGGTTGATTTCAGCCAAGATCTCTGTTGACAGAATGTTTGACAATTCTGTCTCAGCGTCCAAACCGTGGATCGCTTTAAGGTCTTGTGCTAGTTCCAAGCTGTATTCTGCTTTCAATGCACGTGACTTCGCAGTAACAGTTTGCTTTTCAATGGTGAAGCCCATGTTACGGAATGCACCTGAAAGTTCTGCTTCAGCAGTAGTTGTACCTGTACCGAATGTTGGGTTTGAACCACGTGAGTCATCGATAGTTGAGTCATTGTCGGTATCTGTCAAACCAGACAAGCCTGATGGGCTTGCTGATTGTGTGGCACCTGAGTCACCAGCGTATGTGGTATCTGCTTCGTTGAACAATGCTTCAGTTGCACCAGTTGTACCTGTGCCATAGCGTGACTTCATTGCGAAGATCAAGCCTGTTGGACCGGCCATTGGCTGAACACCGCATACATCGTATGCCATCATGTTCGGCATTGCACGACGTACAAGTGAGATAAGGACTGGGTCCCAGTTAGCAACAGAAGAGTTACCTGATGATGTTGCAGGTGAAGCTTCTGACAAGAAGTTTGCTTGACTACGCTCTTCGCGAAGAGCTTTTTCAGTGTTTTCCAGTACAACTGCGGTTACAGCTTTACGGTGTGCGTCAGAGATATCGCCGGCTGATGATTCATTCAGAACCGGAGACCATTTCTCTACGAGACGATCATAAGTTTCCATTATAGGATCTCCTACTTAGTGTTTATTTTTACGGATTGCAGCAATATACTGAGCCATAGTGTCTGATACTTCTTCTTCGATTGCTTCTTCAGAAGTGTCATCAGAAATTACAGATTCAGCAGCTTGCTGTTTAAAATATGATTCTTTGATGGTAGATACTTTTGAAGCAAAAGTGTCTTCATCTTCAAAATCGATGGATTCAACCAGTGACTTTAGTTTTTCTACTTGAGTTTCAGCCAGATCCTTTGACGCTTCACGAATGATCGCTTCACGCTTATATGTTTCTAACTCTTCTTGAAGCTCAATTGATTTAGCAACAGCGTTATTGAAGTCTTCTTCAAGTTCTTCGTTTGCAGTAGCAAGTTCGTCAACGAGGTCTACTTTGGATTCTGGAACTTCCACATAAGATTCAGTAAACAAGTCTTTCAACTTACCCATGAAACCTTCTGCGATTTCGGTACGAAGACCTGATTGAATCGCAAGTTTATTTTCTTCCATCCAGTTCTCAACAACATAGTTGAGGTAGCTATCAACTTTCTCGACCATATCAGTTTTCATAGAAGATACTTCCTCATCAAGTTGAGTAGCATATTCTGATTCTAACCGAGTGATCTCTTCAGAAAGTTTTGATTTTACTGCAGCTTCAAAAATTACAGCTGTTTTGGCTTTAAACTCATCGCTGAGTGTTGCCTCAGATTCCACTAGAGCGTTCAAGTCTTCACTGAAGTCCCCATTAAAATCGATAGACTCTGCTTGTGGAGCAGCTGCTTTTGTTGCGGCAGGAATAGGTGCTTTATCGCCGGCATCCTTGTCACCCTTACGCTTTTTAGCTTTAGGGCCTTTATCTTCGGCGGCATCAACAGAGGCAACAGATTGTGCTTCTGCGTTTGCTGGATCGTGAGCTTCTTCGATTTCCTCGTCGAGCTCTACATCCTGGTCGATTTGATCAGCCATGTTGATCTCCTTATTATAAGTTACGTTTCATTAACGAGAGGAAATTCTTGAACTCACGAGTCTGAGTCTCATAGAGATCAGCGCGTGGAGCTTTTTTAATTTCAGTCTCCATATTTTCAATTACTTGAGCTTCTATAACACCATTGTTCCAAACCCACTCTACACCTTCCATGATTCCATTGACAAAAGCTGTCGGAGCAGATGGATCTTGTACGATATCAACCGTATTAAGAACAAAGTCGTCTTTGACGTACATAGCATTATTTTTTTGCTCAAGGCTACCCATACCACGAGTTGAGACACCAAGTTGAACACCACCATTTAATAAACCTTTTACAATATTACCCATAGGAGTGTCTAAAATTTGTGCCTTACCCACAACATCATTTCCCTTCCAATTAAGTTCCGTGATCTTGTGAGATACTTTATCCAAGTTAACAGTTGGTCCTTCTGGGTGATTTAATTCACCGACCGCTCTGTTCTTGGAAACCTGTTCAGTAACGTATTTGTCGACCGCCTTTTCCATGATAGGTCTGGGATAAATACGTCCGTTTCTATTCTTTGCTTCTGACTGCATAAAAATGCCTTCAATAAAATGATTCGTGCCGCCATCTTTTCTGGCTTCAGTAATCACTTCAATATTTTGGTCGTTATATTCTGCAATCAGTTTCATTTCTTATCCTTTATATTGCTTTATAAACTCTTTCCCCATTTTCTCAGCTTCTTTCTGAGTCTTATAGGTATCGAGCTTTTCGCGGTCAATATAAACAGTAAACATGTTTTTTTCTTTATGAATCATAAGCTCGACTTTGCCGAACTTCTTATCATAGACATGCTCACCTGGCGGCATGCCCTTATTTATTTTCTCTCTTAACTGTTTAAATGTATTCATTGTTTTATTTATACTTATTACCGTTTTAAGAAATTTTATTACTCTTCGTCAACTTCTTCTGTTTCAATAGAATCAGCATCATCTTCTAATTCATCAACATCTTCAACCGCATCATCATCTTCAAAGTCGAGATCTAATTGCTCATCTTCGTCGTCTTCAACGTCTACATTTTCTTGATCAAAAATACTTGCTGCGGTATTTATTTTTTCTTGTTCTAATGTATCAGTTAATCTAGCGTTAATTAATTCGTTAAAAATTCCATTAGCTGAATTAAAATCCTGATTTACTGCGGCATCAATCATTGTTTCGATATCACTCATTGTCATTTCCTTGTGCTGGATTTATGTGGTCATCGTCTGGTCCGATTTCACCACTTTTCATTTCATCATCAATCTGATCTTTCATTTGTTTAATGTCTTCGTCATCGAAATGTAATACGTTTCTCATAACCCATTCTTTTGAATAGAATTCACCGACATACTGTTGCATAACATCAAGAGTCTGTAGTTTTTCTCTTAATAATTCTGCATCTTTTAATTCTGTAAAGTGATTATCTCTTACATAATCAACCATTACATTATTAGACCATGTAGTCCAATCTTCTTCAGTTATAATACCTTTTAATATAAGCTGTTTCTTTAAGATATTTAAAAAGAAGTGATCAAATCTTGATCTAATTCTATCAATAAACTTCTGGAATTTTAATTCGTCTCTACTAACCTCAGTAGATCTACCTAAACTAAACTGCTGCTCTTGTTCTAATCTAGCAAGAGGAACATTTAATGATCTATACAATCGTTTTTGAAAATAGATGATGTCGTCGATTTGTCCAAGATTTTCACCGCCTGGAAGTGTAGTAATTTCTGTTCCACGCCCACCTTCGCGGCGAGGTAACCAAAAGTCTTCAAGCATCGACATATGTTTGCGATCATCTCTAATAGCTCCGCTATCTGCATCATAGACAAGCTTGTTACGATACTTGGCCATAATGTTTTTCATATATTCTTCTGACTTACCCTTTGGCAAGTTACCGACATCAATATAAAAGATTCTACGTTCTGGTGCTCTAGCTAGTCTATAAATGACTAACGAGTCTTCCATCATACGTAATTGGTTGATAGGTTTAAGTGCTTTATGAAGATGCGATACAACTCTCTTACGTTTTTCATCTAATAGACCAGATGTAACATAAGAAATAGAATCATTTGAAAGTTTAACGCCCTGCGTCTGAGCACCAGGCGTTTCTTGATAAATGTAAAACTCATCTACGTTTTTTACAATACTAATGCCAGTATTCGGATCTTTTTCCTTTTTAACTTGCTTCACTTTTCTAATTTTAGCAGCATCAATTGGTCTGATCTCTTGAATACCTTGCTTAGGATTTTTATCATTTATAACTAAATGATGATACATTCTGCCGTCGATATACCATCTCTTAAACATATCATGGCCCATCTCACCAAAATTACACATGTTATAGATTAAATTAAATTCTTCTGTAATAGCTTTTTTGATATTATCAGGAGCTTCTACTTTATCTAGTCTTATGCTTACGGCTTGCTCACTTTGAGAAGACGTAATAGATTCGTTGATAATATCTTCTACTGCAGCATCTACTTCTGGGTGCGTAGCTACAGCTCTATATTGCATTATGAGTTGACGATCGTCCTTGGTTTTTTTGTCGCCTTCGATATCGACATACGTACCAAAATGAGCTCCGGCTGCAGTAACGTAGCCAGCTCCATCCTGATCTAATGGTGGAACAATAGATGGGAGTAACTCATCTTTTACTTTTCGATTTCGTCTGATTTCGAAACCAAATAATTTTAAACTATCATCAGCCATAAAATATCCTAAAGATTATGATAAAGAGGGGCAATTACGCCCCTCTTAAGGATTATTTATACCACTTAAGAAGTAGTAGCCGCTTCCCAGTATTGTACCTGGAATTCAACAGTAAATCTCTCGATGTCATTTTCTGTCGCATATGCGAGATCAATCGGAGAAACAGCTGTTGGAAAACAACCTCTAAAGTTATATGTTTTAAGTACACTACCGTCTTTATCAAGCTGTTCTACAAGCAGATCTGCTTCGTAGTCAACTGGATTTGTCAAGCCAGTATTTGCACTGTGAGCGTTCATTCCGTTCATCCAACGTTCCATCGCATCACGAACATTAAAGTCCGTATCATTGATGATTGTTGGAGTCCAAACGTCAAACACTCGATCGCCAGCCATTTTTAATTGTCTACCACGGAATGGAACAATAATTGTTCCGATGGTAGATCCTGGAAGCTGTGCAGCTTCGCAAAGAAAAGAAGTAAGTTCTACATCTCCACCTGCATATCCAGGATAAGTGATAGTCGATTTGAATAAATTCGGACGAGCACCACCACCTCTTAATTTGGCTTTAAAATCATCTACGCCTAAAATTGCCATTGTCTATCTCCTTATACCTGTAGCCCAGCGACTTCTTCAAAATCAACTCCGGTTCTAACAGCTACAAAGTTAAGAGTGATATAGTTAACAGAACGCGCAGGTTTAATGAAAATGTTTGCTACAAATTCATTGTTATCTATCACTGTTCCAGTGTTGTTTGTTTCGTCACATACAACTCTAAAATCAGTAATACCTCTACGACCTTTAACTTCTCTTAAGAACGGCTCTACAATACTAACAAATTCTGCTCTTGTGAATTCGTCGTTAAATTCGAACATTGTATTTCTTGCTGCTAAAGCGATTGCTCTTTCTAAAACCAAGAACAATCTACGTACGTTAATACGATCAAATGCCGATGGTCTTGCTAAGTGTGTTTTATCACCGAATAACAATACACCTTGTCCAGGAAGATTAGCAATCGGATTGATTGCTGCTTTATATAGCGTATCTCTCTGAGATTTTGTTGGTGTATATGCTAAATTTGTTACGCCTAGATACCCGCCTCTGCGTGCACCTGCTGGTGAGAACCATGGAGCTGTATCATTATCTGATGCAGCCATAATACCGGCAGTTGAAGAAGCGGCAGGAATATGAATATACTTATCGTTGTATTTATCATAAATCTTTAGGTGATTGTTATCGACTACAACATAAGAAGATCTTGCAAAAGTATCAGCTTCTGTTACGCTAGCTGCTACAGGATCTGTGTTATTTACGACAGAAGCCTTTGATGGTGAAGTAACAACAACGCAATCTTTGCGTGTAGTACCAGCAGTAGCTGCTAAATCGTCAACTATTGTTTCTTGATCTGTAGCATTTGCCATGCCGGCAGCAATAAGAAAGTCAACTTCGATTGTATCTTTGTCTTCAATCTGATTGTATGCTGTCTGATAATCTGCTGCAACAACTGAACCATCAGTACCGTGTGCCATTGAAGCTGTACCAGTAGAATCAGTGAATGCAGCGTCATTATACCACAACCAATCTGAACGCGCGTTAATTACACTTGGAGCAAAGTTACTTGAACCATCAGCATTTTGCGCTGTTGATGTTGTTGACAAGAATGGGAATCTTTCTAGCACTGTATTTGCTGTACCAGAAATAACGCCGTCTTCGTCTAAAACTAAAACATGAACTTCACCAGCGCTTGGCGCTGCATCAAATTGTGCTTTAAATGACGCGTTAGCACCAGCCCAACCTGTACTATTGATTTTTACATATTTTAAACTGTTACCTAAGGTACCAGGATATTTAGCGGCCCAGGTATTTAAACCCGTTAAGCCATCTCTGTGATCTGCATTTCGAATAAAATCTGCGGCGCCGGCTGAATCAGCTGAACCAGCATTAAACGCACTAGTGTCTACTGCGCGAATTACTTGAAGTGCATTTGAATATTTTAAAAAGTATGCAGCCGAATGAAAATCGACTGAGTGTGCATCGTCTGGTGCTCCGAAGGTAGAGACTAATTCAGTTTCTGTACTGATCTTTTTAGCTACTCCTGCAGGGCCCCAACGAAACTTACCAGCAATTGCTCCGGTTGTAGACTGTACATTAGGCACGCCGCCTGTCAGATCTACTTCCTTAACAACTATAGCCGGAGACTCGGAAGGTACGCCTAATGCCATTGTTATTTTTCCTTATTCCATTGAACTAATTATAAGTTTTCATAATACGATTAATCAATCATTAAATCTATTTATACTTTAGAAATTTTTATGATTTGGATCAAACCGTATACCGCTACCTTCATCTGTTACACTCCATGGATCTGCTTTTGGTACTACTTGAATATCATCTAATCCATCTTCTATAAAACCAAATGGTACTACATCATCTTCTATTTCTTTCATTCTTTGTTCAAACATCATCTGTTTTAAATTAATATCAGTTAAATCTGAAAATATATTACTTGTAGCAAAATAACCAAATAGAACCAAATTCATCATTAAATCATCGTGGTTGCCATCTGACGCTTCATAGGATTGTCCCTTAGCTACGAACGTCGATATTTCCATGATTGTGTTCTCATCATGCACTATTAACTTTTTCTCTTCTAGAATATCTTTAATAGCAGAACAACCAATGCGTTTTACTTTACGAGTCATTTCTATACCAAGCGCATTCGCTTTGATAGCAGACTCTACATGCATATTTTCATATTCTAATTCATGATATAGACCATTGCATACCACGCCACCTTGATCATTTGCTTCTACTATAACATAAGCTTGATTATACAAATTCGCATACTTATAAATAATATTCGGGAAGAGTAATGGAGATATAGTATTATTGCGATAAACAGCAACCTGTTCAAAGGGTCTTGTGCTAATATCGATCACATTAAATGTAGAATAATCCTGTCCTCTTCCCCTCGAAACATCGACTGTCATTATATAATCATGTTTCTTTTCAGGCTCTTTAAATATACAAACAGAATCTTGTTCTAGTCTTCTATAAGGTTCTTTTGCTCTGAATTCTAATAACGTATTTCCTGATATAAGTGTATCACCAGTTCCAAAGAAAGTATTACCAAACTCTTGATCGAACTGCAATTGAGAAGTATTTGCAATAGTTTCTGCTTTCCAAGTTTTATCGCGACCAGGAACATCCCACCAATCTACTCTAAACGGTATAAAATCGTTTGTCTTTTGTACAGAACCTTCCCAAATTTTTTGAAACATATTACCAATACCATTCGCAGTAGATGTAATAATAATTTTAGATTCTGTACCTGATGAGATAACAGGATAAGTTGAAGTGTAAAACTCTGCTGCTCTTTCAACAAATGCAAACTCATCGAGATATAGTAGGTTGACAGATAGACCGCGAATAGAAGAACCAGAAGTCGCAGACGCAATAATGCGACTATTATTTGAAAATTCTATAGATCCCTTATTTAAGGCTTTACAACCAGGCTGTAGAAAGAACGGAAGATTCTCAAGAGTAAGTGTAACTCTTGCTAACATTTCTCTAGCAGTAGCACCTTTATTGGCTAGTACTGCAATAGTTTTTTCTGGGTGAAAGATGGCAAACCACAAAAGATAAACAACACTAGAGATTGATTTGCCCGATTGACGACATGCTAATACAATATTAAATCTATTGTTGTTAAATTGGTTAAACATTTTTTCTTGATAAGGATATAATTCGAAAGGAACTAACCCCACATCAAGTGAAATAATCTTACAATATTCAGAAGCAAAATATGCCGGGTTGGTCATACATTTGGCATATTCTGTTACTTCATCATTTGTCCAATTTTGTACAATCCCGTCTCTCTTAACATTCGGATTGCCGAGATATGTATCATTCATGATTTATTATTTTTTCGTCTTTCAATAATCTTTGCAAATCTGTTGTAGATCCAACAAAAACATTATTTGTTGTTTGACCTGCAGGCAAAGCTTTTTTATCATTATTTTTTATATCATTCTTTTTCTTATGAAGATCTAACAAGTTGCCATTAATATCCGCAACATGCTTCATCATATTCGAAAATACTTCGAATGCTCTTGGATGTTCTGTAGCTCTTGCTACTTCCATCATTTCGTCTAATGCATCAGATCCTTTAATTAATAAATCGTGATAAGTCTGTCTTGCATATTCAAAATCATTATCTGCTGTATCAGAATCCATTTTACGCGCTATCACCATTATATGTTATAGTTTCATTGAAACCGAAATCACTATCTGCTAAACCAAATGTATTAGCAGGATTCGGAGTTATTGATATAGTTTCGAGTAAAACATCGCTATCATTCAAACCATTATCTATATTATAAAGTCTAGCATCGCTTTGACGGATAATTTTCTTAGTACCAACTGGACCATAGAAATTAACTTTCATATCAAAGTCAAGAGTATAAATGATTGTTCTTCTTTGTTCTTGTGCGCCTTCATAATCGTCAGTAAAACCTACACTCGTTAAACTAATAGGCACATCTTCTTTTAAATCTGGATGATCGCTTAATGGTTTAATCGTTAAAGTATATTGAGGTGTGAAAAACGGAAATATCTGCTCTACCACTTGCAAAGCGTCATCTTGATTTTTAGCGTATATACTTAATTGAAAATTAATAATATATGGTACGTATATGTTTATTTTATTTCTATTAAGCGTAGTTATTCCAACTTGACTAAAAGCATTATTCTTTTGAAGCTGTCTACTAAGATCATAAGAAATACCTACGATTTCAAATGACATTCTTGGAAGCTTAATAGCTACCTTTGAATCATTTACTAAATCAGGTACCTCATTAATTCTATCTAAAAACTTTTGTTTAGGACCATAAGCTAATGGTACCTTCATCGTATTAATAACACCACCGCTACTATTTTTTCTTAGTACGTATATATTATTAAACATTGCACCAAATAGTGCAACACTCTTTCTAATTCTTTCGTGATAAAAATACGTACCGAACATAGCTAGCCTTTATATATCGCTTGAAGTGAATCCTCAAAGGCTTCTACTTTTGCAAGTCTATCTGGCCAAAGGATATATTCTTTTTCTGGATTTTTCTTTAGATTATTAAGTAGAGGCATTATAGCATTAAATAAATTATCTAATTTTTCTTGAGTCGATGTTGCACTTGATGCTACTTCTTTTACAGTAGCAGTGGCTTTTTGGACGGCTTCTAATTCTGTCTCATCTACAGCTGTAAAACCAAAATCAAATAAATCAGCCATTAGCTTGGGTCTCCGAATGGATTTGATTCACTAAAGTCTAAGAAGTTTGTCAGCGTATCAAAATATGTATTCTGTTCAGTATTTGATAACTGATTATCTTCGGCTACTGCACTTACAGTAGCGATTGAATTAGCAGTTGCAATTCCTAAATCAATATCTTCAGTTCCAACAATTTGTCTTCCTGTTATAAACGAATGATATAGGCCATCATCTGCGCCTGCATTAATTACTCCAAGTATTTTATCAGAATCGCTCCATCTTGAAACCTCTCCAGACATAACAACGCCATCCGAGAAAGTTTGATTTACGGTTTCTCCTAATGTAAATCCGCCACTTGCTGAATCTAAAGTTAAGAGATACTCATATCCATATTGTCTTTCTATACTATCAATATCTGGAATATCTGTATCGAAATCTTCACCGCTAAATTCAAACAACTCACAACGTAGTTTATATGTAGGTAAATCTTTTAGCTGATAAAACGGCTGTTCGTGCTCAACATGCATTATCTCAAATAGTTTTTTAGAAAATGGAATATAAAGCAAATCACCTTCAAATGGCCTTACACCTTCAATTTCATTATCAGATCTTGCGACAGTGTGTTCCCAACGTTTTTTAGCCACAATAAACGTAGCTTGATCTCTTATTTCTACACCGAACTTTGTAAATAGATCGCCTTCACCATCAAAGCCTTCGATATTTTCGATGTACATTTCAATCTTATACGACGAATTAAAACGAGAACTTGCATCCTCATTCAGTATATTATCTTTATTAACAATATCACGAGGAAGATAGTAAATATCTTGACCATAAATCTTTAGCGACTCAATTATAATCTCTTCATATAATTGTTGCTCTGACCTACTGCCCTGGCTGAAATACATATTAGTTGCCATGATTTACCCCATAAAGAAATCAGCTGGCATCTCATGCTCAGTGCGGATTGCTTCTTTTAGCCTATCGATATCTAATTGCGCGTCTTCATAAATTTGTCTGCCATTGAGCGTAACTCCGCCCGGTAATGTCATACCTTCAAACTTAATAAGATTTTGGCCCCATTGTCTTTTAAATAGAGCCGTCGTATATTCTTTTAGCCATCTATCATTCCAAATACTCGTATGAGAATCTGGTGCAAGTATTTCATATACCTCTGCTACAACGTAGTCTCCGGCCTTTAAATCACCATCTGTGAAATCGCCGTGAATATAAAGTCTATTTTGCTTTCTTGAAAACTGGACTTGAGGAGTACCATTCATTCTCATATCAATCAAAGAAAGATATTGTTGCATTTGTTCATAGTAACCTAAATCTCCCATGTAAGTCTGAAGATTGGCTATATCATTTAAATGTAATTGATATTTTATATCAAAGAAATCTCTTGTTATTGATCCGCCGCGGATAGGAAACAATTGTGATACAAATGTTATATTTGATGCTAAAGAAATATATTCATTTGTAACATCGTCCGAAGTAATTAGATGTTTAAGATAAGTTCTTAATGTAGCATCAGAATGAAATTCTTGATAATACTGAAGAGCTTCATCAACTCTATCTTCTTGCTGCTCTGGGTCAATATTAATTTCTATGACAGGATCTCCTAGAGATCTCATCGCGTAATCAATTAAACCTTGTCTATTATTCGGATTAGCCATATGATAAACCTTAATATATTTTTAGCTATTTATACAACTTAACCGATGTAAGCAAAACCACCAACTTTGCTTATTCCTACCCGAACCGCGGGAATATATCCTGGGCCTGCAGCAGATGCTGTACCAACAGTAGTAGTTGTAATTGAATTTTGTAAATTAAATGTTCTCCAATTGCTGACTTCCGGAGATCCCGAATTCAAAGACTTTGACATAAAAACAGTTTTTGCATCACTATTTCCTTGAGTATATCTTACTCCCCACTGACCGGCATCTCCGGCCGATGCAACAGCACTAGTCATACTAGAAAATGGAATTTTTCCTACTTGTTTCCAAGCGGGTTGGTACGGGCCAACGTTGGAGTACAGACCACCGTGTACCCAAACTGCATCTGCGTTAGAAGCTACTCCAGTATCCCATCTCCAACTTCCTGGCGAAGCTTTTGCTATATTACCAATGCCAGCTGGTGACATATCGCGGCCTTTTACGAAAAGACTTGGAGGCAGATATAAAATAGAACCTCCTGTTGCTTGAGCTGTTGCAAAAGGTAATTTTACACCAAGTTCGTGTTGACTATTTGGAACAGAAGATACTAATGGATGATACGGATGAGTATCCCCATTAAGAAAATGAACAGAAAATTCGCCTGAAGATCCTACATTACCGGGGTTTGCCAGCACGCTACTGGACATAAACGATTGGTTACCGGGATTACGCATATCTGACAAAATTCGACTACCATTTCCACTAGCAAATGATCCAGAATATATATCGCCAGCTTCATTGGAATACCATTTATCGTTTCCATTTTCACTCCAATTTTGAGATTCTCCTTGGGTTGAGCCTATATTTCTGCTAGTTGTAGAAAAAACCGCAGGTAAATAAGTATTCACACTCGGATTTATAGATACCGCAGATTTCGACGCTTTAGGCATTGACCATATAGCTTGCTGTTCTCCACTATTTGATGATGTTTGGCCACCCATCAATAGAACTTGAGTAGGACCAGTCGCTGAGCCCGCCGCATATATGCTAGGATAACCTTGCGCACTTCCTACGGCAACTTCGGTATTATTTGAAAAGGTTAATTGATAAACATTATGCTGCAGAGCGGTAGGCAAAGAAGGTCCGTGCCACCCAAAATTAAAAAAACCATCATCGGATTTTATATATTGGTTTCCAGGCTTAGCTATTGTAAATGCATGTAAAAGTGTCGAAGCAGTATTATTAGGAGCAATCGTATTTACAGGATGCCCCGCAAAAACCCAAGCAGTATGAGTAAAATCAGATGGCGCGCCATCGCCTTGTGGATCTTGAGGATTTTGAGTATTATAACTTACGGTTCTTATCTGTATGTTTCCGTGATTATCTTGAGGACTACTAACATTACTAAAAATGCCTCTTAGCATAAAATTATGACCACGAATAGTGTCTTGTGTTTGTTCAAACAAAATAGTCATAATAGATTAAACCTTTTAATTAAAGACCGTTATCGGCCGCCCGGTATTGGTGGCCTGAGGAGTACCTTGAGTTGATGGATAAAAACCACTGCCATCAGTTCTAGCATAATACATACGTCCAGGTGCTCTAAATGCCATTTGACCGGAAGATGCGTAATTTGGACTAACTTGACCCCATATTACTGTAACTTGTATTCCATTACTTCCTGGATATGTCCAAGGCGTTGTAAACGGAAATGTTGTAGGTCCAACACTAGTCCAAGTAAAAGGCGATGATGCGCGAACTGTAGTTTGTGGTGACACAGCGCCAGCGTTAACGCTAGGGTTTGATGTAGGTGCTAAAAGTATTGTAAACTGAGGTTGTGTCGGTCTGGTAGGAACGTTAATATTATTCCAAGAAATACTAGTAAGAGCTGTAGGGCCAGACATACCCGCAGCACTAAGTTCAGAGGCTATCAAATTATATCTAACTAAACCTCTTCTAAACCAAACGTTATTAATTCCACCTGTGGTATTTGGATATGTAATATATGGCGCCGATAGCGGTCCTAATACGATAAATGGACCTGAACCTCCTCCTCCACCTCCCCCGCCTGGAGTTGTGCTAGTATCGGAAATAGGAATAGATAACGATTGCTGAGGACCAGTATAACTACCTGGAATAGTGAAAGTCATTGTTTCAGTACCTTCGGTAGAATTATCACTTGCAAGAGTAAATGGCACTGCAGTGCCCGTAGTACCTGTTCCAGTGAGACTTGTTCCAGAAGGATTTAAATCAGCTGAAGTTATACCGGTAATTGTGTAAGGATAAGGAGAAGCAGATCCATCAGAAGCTGTAACAGTAAATGAAACAGCAGTTCCTTCATTTACGGCACCGCTTGCAGGAGATCTAGCCATAGTATACGTTACAGGAACAGACGCGCCTATTCCGCCATAAGAACTTGAAGGTACTTGCCCATATAATGTTCCTTGTATTGATACTTTAGAACCATGCGCAAATTGAGGTATAGTAGTTGGATTAGAAGGATCGTTAGTAAGTACTATATCCTTACCTCCACTATTACTTATAGTTAATTGAGACGGACTATCTTCTGTAAACGTTAATGCCATTATATCTTAAACCTTATTTGAAAACCCTTGTGTTTTAGGATATCGCATAGCCGATTGAGGCTGCGCAGCATCTTCCCACATAGTACCTTGATAACTTACTGATGCTGTATTAAAGCTAGCGTATGGAAGTACATACGTATATCGTTGGTTGAATTGTTGCGGTGAAGTACCACCATAATAAATTAAATGACTAGAACTGCTTTCTGCAACCATACGATTCGGGTGCCTTGGAATTTGAGGAGATGGAACTGCTTGAAAGGGGCCTAATGGACTACCGTCAGCTATAGTAGTAACCGATGCTGTTGGATATCTTGTTATCCCTCTTTGAGGAACAGTAGTAGACGGAGTAGATGCGCCGCCACCTACCATTATCATATTAGAAGGAACGCCTGCGCTTGGTGGTGAAAGTGCAACCAGACGACCCGCGCCAGAAGCGCCAAAATAAGGATTAGTCGACGGGGATTGGTTAACTGTCACCGCAGTACTAATACTGACATAGTTAGATGTAGGAAATTTTACACCAAATCTATTGATAGCATTCACTGAGGGCGTGCCGCCCGCTGATCCCCAATAATGGATATGCCCACTGGGCACCCATCTTGCACCGCCGCCATAACCTTGGCGGTAAATGTTCCCAGGGCCTGTTTCACCTACCGATATCTGAGGAGCCAGCGGCGAAAGTGTAGGACCAAAATTAGTTTTAGTTTCACTTGCCCATGGCATATAGTAATTCGCATCCGTTGACTGCATCCCTGAATTGATTTGTGGAGTGGGCACGGGGGAATTCCGAGATGAATTGGTGCCAGAAAAGAAGCCGCTATTTGCTCTATCAGGAGCTGAAGCTACTGGTGAATAACGCCCAGGGATGGCATTTGCAGATAAATCAGTTGTAAGAGCTACAGCGATAGGGCCACTTCCAGACGCCGCAAATGGAAATTTAGTTGAATTAGAAACAGGTATACTAGAATTATAATTAGGATAAAATGATGTAGTTCCGTCTGCACTCTGATATGCGTTTGAATTATCGCCACCAGAGCCTTTAAAAATAGCTTGGCCGTTAGTAAGCCTAAAGGCACCTAGTACAAATGCAGAAGCCGTAGTACCTGCCATAATGCCAGCTATTGGCTGCATTCTAATAAAGTTATATCCGTATTGTGGTGGCGCGGTAAGCCCGCCTGAATTATATAACGCGATATCGGCTTGTTCATAAGGCATTTGTCCTATACCATTAAGATGGTTAAACGCGTGCAAATAACCTCCACCCATAGTATAACCAGATGCATCTCCTGCTATTTTTAATGAAGCTAGTGCAGTAGGATTTTGAGGCGTAATTGTTTGTTTTATACCATCATATGAGCTAGGCTGATTTGTAGGCCCTAAATCTTGAGGACCCGGCTGAGCATTAAAGGTTATCGATGATGCATCAATTAATATAGGCATTTCTAATAACCTATATTATCATGTTCATTACAATATGATATTATTTCATCTAGTAAATTTGACGCTATTGCGCGACAAGAATCATCACTATATTTAAGAGGGAATCCATCTGAATCGAAACCAAGTATAGTTCCTTCTTCAGTATGTCTAATATATTTTCCAGGATTTGCGTATTTTAGTTTTAAAGATCTGGCAATGAAGTCAGCGCTATCTAACCATGTCAACGTATCAGGTACGTAATATTGTTGCATAGATTTACCAACCCATCCAACGTACGAATAATCTGATTCACTATATTCATATCCACCGTAAGTAATAAACGTAGGTGTCATTTGTACTTCAGGCGGTATTGCTGGCTGATTTTTATATTCTACTAATCCTGGAGCTCCTGCCATTTTATTATCCTTCTAAAGCTTTATCTGCTTTATTTAACTGTAATCTATGAACTGAAGACGCTGCTTCAATAGGTTTAGGATTAAATAAAGAATATTCCATTCTTTTTTCATGAACTTTCATATTATTAGATAGTTCATCTGCTAATTGATTAATAAACTGATTTAATTCTCTAGTGTCCCAAGAATCTGATTGAGCTTCTCTTTCTAAATAATTTCTAATAGCTTGTAATAGTTTACTTGGATTGATACCAATCTGCTCGGCATATTCTTGTTCACCTTTAGTAATATGACCAAACTGCCTTACGTCTCTTAAACATTGCATAATAGAACGACACATATGTTGTTGAGCTTGCCTTTCTTCAATATCCATTTCACTGAGATTTTCAACATGCTTACTTAAATCTTCGTATGATGATTTAATAGCAATCATATCTTTCATAGTGCCTTCAATCATTAACTGAGTTCTTTCTTTGTCTTCTTTCATTCTCGCTAAAGAAAGAATCAATCTCATCTTTTTAAATTTTTGAATATCCGAAGAATTCTCGTCAAGTTGTGAAATTCTGCTTTCTAATTCAGCTTGCTTAATTTCATTATCCAATAGGCTCCATTTAAGATTTCTTAGCGCGTCAGCTTTCGAAGAAATTTCTGCAGAAATCTGCCTCATATTCAACATATGGTCATGATTAGAAAAGTTAATATGTTTCCATGCAAATTGCGTATGAGCATGGTTCCATATTTCTTGAAGCTCATCAGAAATGTTCATGGCTTCTTGACATAAGATAGCGTTTTCTTTTAACGTTTTATTTCCAAATGATTGTGTATCAGGCAAAAAGGAGGATGAACCAACAACAGCATCAAAAGGCAACTGCGTGCCTCCTAATTTATCTCCTTCTGCAAGAATCTGATTTACTTGTTCAATAATAGGAAAGTTGTTAAACACGTCACTTTCTTTTTTTGCTACTTTTTTAGCCATTACTAATTAATCCTTTATTATCTAAACCGTTTATTTCCATGAATCCAAACTACTAAACTATATCTTGTGCCTTCTGTAATTGGCGTTATTGTATGCATAAAGAGACCAGGAAACATAAGAAGCGATCCTTTCACTCTAGAACCAGTTACTTGGTTACCTATGTTATTTATAATAAGTTCGCAACCTTTATAATCATCAGAACCTGATAATTGTACTATTACAGAAAGCTTTCGAGTTGCAGATTCTCCTGGTCCAGTATCCATGTGCCAGTCATAATGATCTGCAACATCTTTATTTGGATCATGTTTATATTCTAATAGCTGAATTTCACCGGCAAAACCAGATAATTCATAATCATAATAAAACTTATTAGCCATTGCTACTGCCGATAAAATCTTATTATAGATTGTAATAGTATTATCATTTTTAGGAACTGCATAAATTTTACAGCTTCTAACTTCTTTCTTAACTTCAGCACCTCCGGCCATATCAGATCCTACACCTGCGTCTACGCCATATTGCTTATTAACGTATTCATCGATAAGCATCTTACATTCTTCAGGTGTTAAAGTAATATCTTTTGTTTCTTCATCAGGTTCAATTGCCATATAGCCAGGCGTATCATAATCATGAGAAGGCAACGTGCTATATCCATGATAAATTTCACCGAATACCATTTTTTGTCCCATATGATAACCCTGAAGTTGCTGTATAAACTCGGGTACTGGACCTTGTTGTTGCTGTTGCGCTCCATGTTTAAATTCGTCACGCATATTATCTTCAGTTTTTTGTTTACCAAGTTCTTTACGACCATCTTTATATTGATCTTTATAAGGGCCGTTTGCATCAACAAAATGGAAGAATACCTGGCACTGCCATTCTCCTTTAAAGGGTTCTCTCCAATGATCAAGATCACACCCTTTGTATATTGTGGCATCACCTACATCTAATATAATATTTCTTGCATCTCCCATATTAATAGGCCAAATAGGATAATCAGAAAATCCTAATGTCATAGTAGCGCTAATTTCGCATGATGGTCTATCTTTATGAACTTTTAACTCATCACCCTTTCTGTAAATACGAGCGTATGTATATGTAGGTAAAAGTTCATAGCCAACAGTTTCACCCAAAGGTTTAGCTAATTTTTCCATAAGAGTATCAAATTCAAAATCACCGTAGATTGAATCAGATAAAGGACATTGAGGATCTTTTGTAGTTTTACCGTCAGCATGTAGTTTAAACATATGCTCTGTTAGTCTTTTACCTTCTTCTTCGGTAATAACGTCACTAATAACAATATAACCCTGTTGCTTAAATGCTTCAACCGAGGTCATAGGAGGTTGTTCAACCTGCTGCTGTTGTTGTTCAACAGGCTTCTGCTGCTGTTGAACTACTCTTTCATTTCCAAATTGTAACATATCATTATATCCTTATATCATAAGCCATCTATCATTTGATAGGGTCCAGTTAACTACTTCTTCAATTCTTTCTTTTACTGGTTGAGGTTCCCATCCCAGCGATTTCATTTTAGATCCATCTAATGCATATCTTAAATCATGGCCGGGTCGACTCGTATGGAAATCTACCATTTCATAATTTAATTTTTTATTTTGCGCATCAGCAATCATAAGTGCTAATTCGAGGTTATTTATCTCATTTGCTCCACATATATTAAACTTAGGACATTTCGCCCCGGTATTATCGGCTACAGCTTCAAACTTATTTTTTAATAAGAACAGAGTAGCATCTGCTACATCTTCGGCATGAATATAATGACGAGATCCTGGTGTTGTTCTTGCGGCATTAGAATGAATTGTTACTGTTTCTCCATCACGTACTTTCTTAATACACATCGGAAAAAACTTTTCAGGGTGTTGTCTTTGGCCAAACACATTCATAGTATGCGTAATGTAAATCGGCATTCCATAAGTATTTTCATATGCTACTGCTAATTCTTCACCACCAGCCTTTGAAGCACTATATGGATTTGTACAATTATATCTATCGTTCTCTTTATATTTAATTCCATCAGGCGCTGGACCAAAGATTTCATCTGTTGAGAAATATAAAAAACGTTCTAGATTCTCTTGCTGTCTTGCAAATTCTAATACATTACATGTACCAACAACATTATCCATTACGAATTCCATTGGTCTATCAATAGAACGATCTACATGTGAACCAGCAGCTAAATGCGCAACAATATCGACTTTGCCGATATCTGATTTAAGCATTGGATTAATTTCAGCTTTAAAGTCATGATAGATTGTACGTACTCTTTTACGATCTGACTGACTATAATCCTGCAGTAAATCATGCAAACGATTTAAGTTACCACTATAATCAAGACGGTCTAGAGTTACTATTTCCCAATCAGTCCGTTTTAGAACTTGTCCAATTAAATGATGGGCAATAAAACCAGCTCCGCCAGTAATTAAAATTCTTTTCATTCATTCACCTTTAAATTTTCAAAACATGTGGATAGCGAATGCTATCATCTTTTACGGCTGTTAACCAAGCAGTAGTTACTAATACATTTAAATTTTGCATCCATTCATTTGGATAATAAGTTTCTTTTCTAAACTCTTGAAACCGAATCGTATCGTTATCAACGAAGTCTCCAAGATATTTATCAGTATAATATAAGAAGCTATTTTCATTCCAATAACTCACATGAGTTGGATCTTGAAATGCTCCACGACCATCTGTACTCGGTACTTCAATAAATGCCCAACCGCCGTGTGCCAATACTCTATGTATTTCTCCCATAATTTTTGTCTTGTCGTGTAAGTGTTCAAGAATATGACTTGCATTTAAAACACCTACACTGTTATCAGGCAATGGAATTCCGTCATTTAAATCTGCAACAGTATCTGCTGTTTCACGAATATCTACAGTATG